TGGCATGATTAATGAACTCACTTCACAGGGGGCCATTGGCCCCGGCGAAAGAGATTATTTAAAGAAAGCAGCTGCTCTTTTAACAACACCTAAGAGACTGTCGGTGACAGTAAAAGGTAAGGAAAAGAGAGCTGTATCAAAATCCATGATAGAGGGAAAACTTGACGGAATCCTTGAAGGAAACACGTTTTGGTTCTCGAACTATAGAGGAATAATGATGGGTGATCCACTCACAAAGATCGTACTAACCATGAGTAGCTACGGCGCGTGGAAGGCTTCAGTGAAGTCTCCCTCTAACGACGTTAGAGACTTTAGATTAATTCGATCTCCATCAAAGATAAGACATTTCAGTAATGTCAAAGCCTACGCATGCGCAGGTGATGATCATCTTGGAATAGGTCCAGAGGAAGATCTCAAGAGAATACCTAAAATCATGGAGTCCATGAGTTATAGTATTTCCTGGGATAAATACAATATAAACGATACGTATGTTAGCTACTGCCAGCTATATGGCATGTTGCCGCACAAAAGTGCTGTTTCGAAGGCGAAATCCCTCAAAGAGGGAAAACCTTCGAAATTCATACAAATCGATACACCAAAGGTTAGACTTTTAACCCAATTTCAGAAAATGGGGGGAAAAGAAAACTTTGATAAACCAGACCCGTTAGTAGGCAAATCGCTACAGATGTACAAGGACATCCAGTACGCGAAAGAAACTATCGGTCTTTCGAAGTTTAAAGAAGATGAAGGAATGGCAAGATTTTGCTCAAGACTTCAGTCTTTTATAAACATGCAAGCGTGTTACGTTAGAGCTCTAATGCCATCATGGATGGAATGGAAAGTCATAACAAATCCGCTAACGTTCTTACCTCCGGAGCTAGGAGGTCTCGGAATCCATTTGCCACACGATGTGTCAATTAGAACCGATGCCAAAGCAAAGGAGCTAGCGGCTCGTTTTGTTTCGAAGATTGAGAATCCTCGATTCAACGACGTAGCGCTAGAATGGGAGAGAGGAGTTCTGGTATCAAATGTCATAATTAACAGGTTAATTAAGAATGGAGATGCAGAGATCCTTGATGAGGAAGGAGTAAAAGAAGCAGCGAGGGAAGAGATAATTTCAAATTCCGCCGCTGGGACTAATATATCCATCAGCAATATGAGACTGTATGGTCAGATCAATTCTAAGTATGTATGCTTAGATAGAGAGATCCCACTAGTTTCTAGTAAAGAGAATGCCTACGTCCAACTTGCAGTAGAACCTGGAACAAAGTTACAGGTTGTAAAGAAGTTGAGAGCAAGGCAGCTCTTAAACATCAGAAGGAACGAACTTAATAAGTTTGAACCGAAAGATGCCTTCGAATGGAGCGATCCGATTAAGACTAAGTTTTATGTAAAGACTGAGTCAATCAAGACGGCGTTACAAACAATGTTTGTGATGCCGAGCCTGAAAATCGATCGTGAGATATTCTCGAACAACCCTAGGAAGTATCCTAAGTGGTTTGAGAATGTCGAATCAGTTCGTGATTCTTCTGTCATAGGTTCATTCGATGCTAGCATCGACGAGAGCCACATTTCAGAAGGAGCTGAGTCGTCCTCTAATTAGAGGGAAACTTGGTGTTTGCTTGCAAACAAATATTGGAACGGGTCCATCTACCTGTGT